TTGCATGCACATTCTTTTTCTTGCATGGTGCCGGGTGCCTCCCGGTGAATTCAGTACCAGCACCTGAATCCGCGATTATCCCATATACCTACTCGCTGATTGCCCCTCCGCACAGGGGGATTCACCATGCCAGTTTCTTTTAACAAACTCCCCGCAAACCAGACAACAGTCAACCGCCTGAATTGTGAGACATTTAAAAAAAAGGCCCGCAAAAGCGAGCCAGGGAAAATAAGTGTGGCGCGTTGTACTGGATTCGAACCAGCGACCTGGCGATTATGCGTCGCTCGCTCTCACCACTGAGCTAAAGGGCCGGGAGCAGAATAATAACGGTCCGTAATTAATTCCGCAATAAAAAACCCGCTCAATGGCGGGTTCTGGTAAAGTTCATGCGCTTGGTTCGCCTCGCGATACAGCTTTGCGAAGCGTACCGGAATTGAAGCAGTTTATGGCTAAAATTGCAAGAACTTTTTTAAAGCTGCATCAGCCTTTCCACCAGTTTATCTCTGCGAACAACAAACCAACCATTGGCTCTCGCCAGTTCCAGCCATGACTCAAGGGAAATAACAATATCATCATCCCGCAACTGAATTGTGGAAACAGTGACACCGCCTCGCTGATAACAGAGAACTCGCGTGTCGTAACTTTTCTGGCATGAAGCTGGCGCTGACGGATCCTTTTGTCTGAAATAGCAGTCTTCCAGTTTTTCGAACACATCCCACGCCTGATCGGTTTCGAGCATTTTGGCGTGACGGGCTGCGCCTCGTTCTGTCCAGAGGATGAGGGAGCGGGTTTTGGGGGAAACAGGCGTTTGTGAGTTACTTAAAGTAACCCGCAAATTTTTCAACTCATCACCAACAACCTTGAAAAAGTGTTTACCCTCAACAAAACGCTCGGAATTACGGGTGTAATTTACTTTGATGTTGTTGATCTCGGTACAGTAAAGCTGTGCCAGTAACTCGGTAGTGATAACGGGAATTTGGTTGTGTGTAATTGGGGAAAGAGTTTCGACAGAAATCTGAGTGGTCATAACGATAACTCCGTACATTTGGACATTATCGCCACCGTCAGGTGCTAATCATCGTGGTGGCGAACTGTGCGGGGTTAGCACTACCGGGTACGGAAACCGGCGAGCCTTTCGGCTCCCCCACACAGCCCGCCATAAATCGCGAATGTGACTGTGCAAACGATATGAAAAAAGACGCGGGCGCGTCTCATATCGCTCCGTAAACATCCGGGGTGCTAATCCCGACGCCAGATTTTGCTGGCGCGTGAGGAATATAGCCCCGGATAACAGATTGAGTCAACAGACGGTTTTTAGATCCCCGGAAGAGAATGCATCACGCATCGGCAGATAGAGCATAAACTCTGCCATTTTCAACCACGCATCTATGCGATTACGGCACGTGGCGTAACACCACTCAGGGTGTGAATCATTCAGCAATTCAGCCATTTTTCGCTTAGTCATCCCCCTCCCTTCATATCGTTGCCGGAGGATACAAATCAATCCTGGGTGTTCTGCCAGCACTTCACTAATCACACGATCAATGCATAACGCCTCTGCATCAGTACAATGCACCAGCCAGCTTTTTTGCTTGCCGTTGATCATATCCCGCAAAAAAGCCTCAAGTTCAGGTTTGTCCAGACCTGCTTTTTTCATCCTCCGGAGCGCCTCGTTAATTGCCGTTTTTGTCAGCTTTTTAGAGGTCAGCAACTGGTTGAACATATTTCCCGTCTTACCGCCGCCAATATACGACCAGCGCCCCCACATGCGCAGTTTTCCCTGAATCCAGACACTTTCCAGCGTGGTGAGACGAAGGTGTTCCCCGCTTTTGCCTGTATTTGTTGGGTAAATCATAAATAACCTTCCTTTCTCCAGATTTCTTGCGTACGAAAAACACCTTCTGCATGCATCAGGCGTAATTCTTCTTTGGTGTAATCGCTGGTTTTTACCCGCCCGTCGATTAAATCGTGGCATGAGCTGCAGGCAATCGCTGCCTGCATATCGTGTGGTTTTGTCGCTGTTCCGCACGTCCCCGCCAGCCTGTAATGCGCCAGCACAGAAGTTTCGGGATTGTGATTGCAGTAGCCAGGAATTCTGACGGTGCACATCTGCCCCCGCGCCGCTTTACGTAAATCCACCATTACGCAAACTCCAGTAACTGTGCGGCCACATTTTCGACTTCCTCAGGAGAGGAAAATTTACGGAACAGGATCCAGTTCCACAGCACATTCAGTACAGATTTATAAACCTGCTGAAACTCGGTTTCGTCCATGTTCGCAAATGCGATAGATTTTGCCCTGCGCCCACGACTACCGTCCGGATAAAAATGTTCGGTGTAAAATCCGGCCTGAATGGTTACCCATTCGCGGAAAGCGTCAAATGACTTAAGCAATGCCGTATCCCGGGTTCTGCGTGTCGCAACGGCATTCAGATATTGCTCTGCGGCTTCGCTCAGGGCTGGAGTGTGTTCCCGACCAACTGATTCGCACAGATACTCAACGAAACCGGACACCAGTTCTCGTTCTCGAGGCGTGATCGCCCCACCGTTCGGAGTCCAGTAATCGAATCCCAGTTGCAGGAGTTTGAAAAAACGCTTGTGGAACGCGTAGTTACGCACTCGCTTAAAGTCCGCGTGTATCCACTCACCTATTTTGATTTGATGCAAAAAATCGCAACTCTCCGGTGTCGCCGGGAGAAGTAATCCGGAAGAGGTTTGTTTGACCAGTTGTATATGCGCCATCGTAGTTCTCCGCTGGCGCAGTAGAATGGGTGTTCAGCCCGTTATGTAGTATAACAGAATTAATGCCAATACTAACAGGATGCTCTGACTCGCAATTCATCCAGCAGTTTATCATTTCCCATAATGTCACTTACCCTCATCGGTAAAAAAATTGCCTTTCGACCATTACGATACATCATTGATTTTGGGGTTTCAGGGAAGTAATCCATTTCGACTATAACTGACAGGTCATCACGACGTATGACTGCGTATTTGCTACTAAATAGTTTCTTTATTTTTTCCACGATGCCCCCAGTTTATAAGTACAAAAGGTTATATCCACATAGAGACAAAAATATTAATCTGAAAAATATTTATTTCACGCCGTATATTTGATTGTTTAATGTGCAGGTACAATGACTTTTATTTTTTGTTGTGTATATAATCTAATATATGGTTATTTTTCACCCTACGCATTCAGCACGCAACAAAAAACCCGCCGAAGCGGGTTAAGTGCGGGTGCGTTGAGGATGCCTGACACATCAGAGGTGGCGAGGGATTTCTCCCCCGCCTGGTCTCTTACTCCTCAGGTTCGTAAGCTGTGAAGACAGCGACCTCCGTCTGGCCGGTTCGGATTCGTACCTCGCAGAGGTCTTTCCTCGTTACCAGTGCCGTCACTATGACGGTTAAACAGATGACGATCAGGGCGATTAACATCGCCTTTTGCTGCTTCATAGCCTGCTTCTCCTTGACCTTTCGGTCCGTAAGAGGCAATCTATATGTGACGAGCATATAGGGGCCTCACTTCGATTTATAGTCGGGTGGGGCTTTTATCTATCTGCCGTTGGTGTTCATGCCCGAGGCAGATAGCCTCAAGCACCCGCAGCAATCCTACTTAACTCTGCCGTTACAGCAAACCGTTTTCGCCCGATATGGGAATTCCCATATCGGAATGAATTCAGTTCACCTGGCGAGGCTTAGCGTACAATTTTTTCCGTTTTGTGAGCTGCCCCTACATGCCGCTGGCGCGGCATCCGGAAAAAGAATCCACGTCCTGAAGGACGAGGATGTCAAGTGCCTTTCCTGGTCCAGCCATATTTTTTGAATGCAGGCGCCGCTTCATCGGTTTGTAGCCATTCTGCAAATCGACGGGTTTCATCATTTGCATCCTGACGTACTGTAATGTTCATATCACGCCATATCACGTAGTCTGGCGCTATTTCCACGACATCACCAATTTCTGGATTACTGGCTGCCCAGTCAGCCCAGGTTATCCAGACATCTGCTCCAGGCTGATTCTCAAGAGCCTTACGTGCAGTTCCGCTATTGGGCGCATATAAAATAATATTTTTTCGGATTGCGGCGACAGTTTCTATATTCCCTTTACGTCCGGCAATATCTTCCCAGACGCCAGTGCCTGATGTATTACTGGTACCACCACCATCATTAACAATTACGCCAATCCCAGGTCTGGTCAGGTCGTCAATACTCCGGATATTTTTAGGATTACCTTTCTTTACCAGTAAAATACTTTTTCGCAGATAAAGAGGCTGAATATCTTTTTCACTGAAGCTGTCTTTATGGTCCCGAATGATAGCCAGAGCAGATTGTTCTGATGCGCCAAACAAGATATCTGCATTTTTTTTGGCATCTTCATTCCATTTGTTCTGTGGGCCGTAATGAACGTTCACTATAATACCTGTTTTTTCGGCATAAAGTTTGGCTGCATCAAGCAAGGCTGTATGCGGGCCACCAGGACCATACAGATTGATATCAGCATAAGCAGCAGAAGACAGGAATATTAAAAAACCTGCCATTATGTTCCTCATAAAAAACTCCTTTTATTGGTTATCATGAAATAAAGTTATAAACACCACAAATAATATATATTACATCCAGATAAACTTATCCGACTTTACCTCGTGCATAGCTTGTTATTTAAAGTCAACAAAATAAGGAAAATTATACGCATATTGAAGAGTATAAACCTTACATGTTGATTACATTTTTGTAATCAACATCCTGTTTGGAATAGCCAGCCTTTAATGGATAACTATTTCTGACAATGCAATGAGTATAATCAAGTCCATCTTCCACTGAGAATTAGAGGCGGCATGCTTTTTCCGGCTCTTGCCGGATATCCGTAATTGTCCATAATCTGCAGATTTATACCTTCTGCATGACCTGTCAGCGAAAATTTGTCCGGTGTTTCTACGGGAATGACATCAAAAGTTACACGCACTCGCGTTACCGTGTAGACCTACTTTCCTGCACTTGCAAGATCACAGTGGTGTAACCGTAACAGGAATTTATTCTCTGGACCGGCAGTAAATCCCTGAGTGGCGTGGTTCCCATATCAATTTCCCGCCAGGCAGCCTCCATTGCCAGCGTACAGGCTGGAGCCATGACCTGCCCTTTAAATCTGGCCCGACCATCCCACCGGACGTGTTCTTCTCCCCTGAACTTAGGTACAGTCATCTCCAGTGGCACAAAAGTGTCAGCGCCATAATTTTTGACCGTTATCGCGCTACGGATATTTTGTTGACTGGTGAAAATCACCCCGCAGAATCAGGCTTATTCCCTTAACCTGGGCTTTCATCCTGACCGCCGCCTCACTACGACCAATCAGACTGCCGATGCATTTTACCTTCATTGTTAGTATCATGATTTCAGGCCTGCACCATCCGCTCATTGCCCGGACTTCCGACAAATCCCGGCAACCATATCCCGGTGCTTGTTCAGCTCCCGCAGCGCGGCGCAGACTCGCTCCCACTTCTGGACATGATTCTTCGCCCTACGCAGTTCGCGATTTGCCATATGCAGCGATGGCAAAATCAAATCATCTTCTCGCGTTGCAGTAAACGATGGCAGCGACTGCACAATGTCCGCCACAGTTTCTGTTTTAATATCTTCCTGTGTTGCATCTTTCTGTACCGGTAACGCAACACCGGCTGGCTGAGGAAAGGCTTTACCATCGGTTTCCGCTACCGATTCAACTTTCGGCTCTGCTGGTAAATTATCACCTGGTATGCAGTAACGAATTTTACCGTTCTGGTTTACGCGAATCAGACGACCTTTGCTGATTGCCATTGCCAGCGTTGAAGCAACTTTGCGGGATGTTGTACCGAACAGCGTAGCCAGTTCATCCGCCGTTTGTGGTCCGCGTTGTTCAATCGTCGCGGTTAAATCGCACTCTGAGATTTTCGCTTCTGTTGCCGTGGTGGTTTCTTCTGGCGCTGGCTGTTCCTGCTGAACGTTGTTATCAGCCACACGCCAGGTGTATACGCTTTTATCAACGAAGCCAGCCTTTTTCAGTTCCCACAGCTCGTTCAGTACTTCTTCACGACTGATATCAAGTCGCGCAGCCAGCTCTACCGACGTGGCTTTTCCCATCGCTTTCAGTGCGTCAAAAACAGTCTCCATAAATTTCCTCCCGGTAAAAAATCACTTCTCAACTCAAACAAAACCAGCCGCTTTCCGGCGTTCATATTCCTGTTTCAGCAACTCAATTGGCGTTGGCCCCGACGGGCGTTTGGGGGCCGCCAGTTGTCGCCGGACTGGCGGAACGCTCAGGCCGTTACTAACATGCTTTGCCCATTTCGTCAGTTGCCGTTCTGCAAGCCGTTTTAATTCCCCTTCGGTCATCTGGCGCTCAATCCCCTTTGAACGCATCTCGAGGCAAATGTGATACAGCACAGGCTGAGACCACGGGTACTTATCACTTCCGTCGTATCGCCAGGACTCATTGCGCCAGCGGCGGTACTCCTCCATCACAGCATCCACCGTCAGACCGAATGGATTGGCTCCGCTTTTCGAAATCAGTGCCACAAACTCAGCCAGGTCCGGAGGCCATGTTTCACCCGCCCGGCAGCGGTCCATGCACTGGCGGCAGACCTGCCGGATTTGCTGCTCAGTCATCGCGCCAATCTGTGCAATCCAGAGCTTCGAAGGTGCGGCCCCGTTCTTCTGGATCCAGCGGTTCGAATAAACCACCCCCATGAGTTCCCACAGCTTCCAGGCCGTTTCCGTCGCTGATAAATCCGTTTTCACGTTCCCACTGCTCACGTGCTGCCCGAATTTCCTGAACTGCCCGTGATGCGGTGCCACCTGGTGCTGCTGCATGGTTTACCCCTTTGCTGACTGGTTTAACCTGCGCCCTGACGTGATTTACGTGACGGGCGAATTTCTGCTCCCACTGAATCTGCGTAAACACTTTCTCCTCCGCTGCCCAGTAGTCCCGGAAGGCGGCAAGTTCAGCAGGTGTAAATTCTGTCTCCGGCAAAGCCATCCCCCACAACGCAGCCCGTCGTCGAAAATCCCGTGACGGATACCAGCTATCGCTCATCGGGAATTTTCCGATGGGTTCGCTCAGGCCATACAGGAATACAGGGGGGGCTGCCTGTAACGACAAAACTTCCTGCTCACTGGTCGGAGCACTCTCGCGTGCGTTATGTGTGGGGTTTAGATCTTTGGGTTCCTTTGGGTTCCGTGATCCGTTTTTGGGTGTCTTTGATGGAAAATTTGGGTGTCTTTGGTTATTTTCCATGCAGCTAAGAGTTCTGTTTTTGGGTCTGTTTTGTGCTGAAACATAACCATTTTCGGTACTGTTTTTATTAACAGCACCAATTTTACCCACCTTTAAAGACTCCCGTTTTTGGGTGTATTCAGGCTCGGCAACACTTTCTTCTACACCGATAAGTCGGTACACCACAATTTGCTTTGTTCTGCCTTTTCTCTCACCGGTATCAACAATTAACCCAATCTCCATCAGGTGTCGTAAGCTGTCCTGCACAGTCTTTTTGTTCAGTTCCGTTACTTCTGCCAGTGCAGATACAGACGGGTATGCACACAAATCGGCACCGCACATATCAGCAAGCCAGGTCAATACTGACTTACTGGATGAACTGCCGGTTTTCACCTTTTTAGCCCATCGTAGTGCATCGATACTCATACGAACCCCTGGCAGACATTTGTTTATCTGCAAAGTAATATTGGTATTGCTGACGATACGCGTGCTTGAAAGCAATAGCTTTTTCTATAAGCTCGTCAGTCTCACGTTCCACAACAACTGGATCCGCAAAAAGCAGCCCGGACTCCACCACATCGCCATATTCTTTGTTTAACCCGGCGATCATGTACGTAATGCTTTTTCCGTCAGTAATTTCACAATACAATCTGAAATCGCTGATCCGGATAGCCTCCATAATTGCCGGAATCAGCGCCGTGAATTTGTCACGCTTATCTCTGGTGTCGATAGCTTTCCAGCGTTCGAATATCTTCACCCGGTTAACGCCCAGCGCCCGTTGATCAACCTCGCCATCATTAAACGTGACGCGTTGAACATCGATGTTCGGGCGTTCTTTCAGAGCCCAGAATGCTTCCGTGATTAATATCGTCGCCTGCTCCTGTGTCATTCCTGGTCGGCATACCCAGGTATCCAGAGCCTCACAAACCTGTTCAGTGGTGATTTTCATTGTTCAACCGCCCCGCCCGCTTTGCCTTACGATATTCGTCATAAACTTTGGGGTCGTACTGAAGTTCCCCGCCGGATGCCTCTTGCAGGCGCATCGCGCGACCTTCAGGAACCAGTTCCCCCCATGCAGCAACGCTTGCCAGCCTAACTCCTGCGACATTGGCAAGCTTTGTTTTGCTGCCAAAAAACGCTATAGCATCAATTTTCAACATATCGAACCCCTTAGATTTTCCTAAGGAAACTAGATCGTAGAGAAACCTAAGTCAAGAAAAATTAGAATTACCTAATATGAAAAACGAAACCTTCGGTGCTCGCCTCTTATACAGGCGAAAAAAATTAAAACTGTCTCAGGCCGCATTAGGTAAGCTGGTCAAAGTGGCTCACGTAACAATTTCTCAATGGGAAAGAGATGAAACACAGCCAGCGGGGAAGAGATTATTCGCACTGAGCCAGGCGCTTCAGTGCTCGCCGACTTGGCTTCTTTTTGGAGATGAAGATAAGCAACCAGGCGAACCGATCCCAGATAATCAGCCAGTCAATCTGACAGAAGATCAAAAAGAGTTGCTTCAACTGTTCGACGCACTGCCTGAGTCAGAGCAAAAGGCTCTGTTGTCAGAGATGCGTGCTCGAGTTGAGAATTTCAACAAACTTTTTGAAGAACTACTCAAAGCTCGCAAAAGAAGCGCAAATAAATAACCCCCCTTTTTTTCGCAACTCTCTGTAATAAAAAGCACAAACTTTCAAATACTTGTGTTTTTTACATCAAGAAGCTTAGGTTTTTCTACACAAAAAGCTTGACCATAACTCTTAGGCTATTCTAAATTCCACTCATCAAGACACCGCACGGTGTTCTCAGCAAACAGTTCCGCTACCCGGCGTTAAGGGGAAGCAGAGGATTTCTCAGTGGGCGAAGTCAAACATCAGAATGGAAGGCGTCCAGGGATCAGCAAAGAAACAGCGATGGCGCTTTATATTGATATCAGCGCCATTGCCGGACAGGTAAGAGTTATCAGAGCGGTAACTAAGCGGTATGCGCCTTTACTTCAGAAAGTCTCTGGTGAGTGCACCGAAGATATTGTCAACGATTTCGTCATCGAACTGCGAGGACTCATCTTCAGTTACAAGGTGACCACAATTTTTGCAGATGGCTCCCGCGAAACTGTCAGAGCCCTGCGGCTTAAAGGATGTGTCAAAGACTTAGCCACCACATTCTGGGCAAGAAAACTTGATTGTATTCATAACCAATTTCCTCTCGAGTAACAGACCCCTCAGAGGATACCACCTCGCCTGACGTGGTTAAAAAGCAGGCAACGCTAACCACAAGGAGCCGACATGCAGAAACGAGACCCCGTCATCATCGCGCCAGACTATACCGATGATGAACTTTATGAGTGGATGCACCAGAAAATTAAGGCGGTGCAGGACCTGAAATGGGCCAATGAAGCCAGGGCTAAGCAGGCTGAAAATCTGTCCGCTCTGGAGCAGGATATCACCAATCTGGAAAAAGCAGCGGCATTAAGCATTGCCAGAATGATTACATACCCACGTTAATAGCTAACCAACGAGGCTAATAATGGAATTTAAAGATTTACCAACGCCATTACAGGAAATGGCATCGAATATAGTTCGTTCACAACTGGCTACTCTTGACCTTAGTACCGCAGAAAAAGAAACCATCGATAATATGGTTCGTAATGTGCGCAATGCTTTTTCTGGGCTATATGGTTCTGATAATCAAAAGCAGGAAAGCGATGTTAATAAACGGGTAATTTCTGTTTGCGTGAATGGCCATGTTCTTTCATCAATCAAAACAGAAACGGCGACAGTCTTCGATTGCCTTTGCATTGTACAGAGCCTTGTTGATGCCCTGTTTCGTTCAGTGAATTTAGAAAATGATGCAAATCTGCGAGGGCGCATAATAGCACATCCATATGCACATACTTTAGGCTCTGTGGATATCAAAGATCCCACAAATCTTTAATGAAATAGTTAACGCGAATTGTACTTGCTCTTTCGGTTGCTTTCAGAATACGCGTTGAAACTGCTGGCGGTAATTTGGTATTCCATTTATTAAAATCATGCCCGGGAAAGTACTCTTCGAAAATACTTTTAACTGCAGACTCGCCTATTGAAATGCTGCTTACCATGCGATTTTGATAAAGGCATTTAGCAATAAGAGTTGATTTTAACATTCACCCTCCTGAGGGTTGGTAATTAAGGAGTTCTCCACGGGTGAAGTGGAGTGCGTGCGCCGGACACGGGTGAACATCCGGCACTGACAGTTTACTGAAAGGATATTTCTCTGAAAAGTCAGACCATAACGCGAAAGCGCACGGCGAGGTAGCTGGTTCATAGATA